CGTCCCGTCATCTTGCCGTCTTTCTCGACGGGGACGGTGCGCACGAACCGGCCAATGAAGACGCGCTGCCTATCGCGGTCGAGGCACCTCATTCGGGCACCCCCGCGAACGAGGGCATCCCGACGAAGTAGCTCTTGGGGATTCCAGCCGATTCGTACGAGCGGGACGTGCCGCTCTCCTGATGGCTGATCTCGCCCTCGGAACCGCGACGGTTGACGAGGTAAACGGCAATCTCGACCGTGCGGGCATGGTGCTTCGAGGGCACGTCATCCCAGGCCTTGTCTGCGTAGGGCCACAGATGGGAGACCACCGCGCCCTTCGCAATTTCAAGGTAGTGGGGTACGAACTCGTCGAATCGGCTATCGCCGACCAGTGCTTTCGCGGCTGCTACCATTTCCTCGTCAGTCATCGCAAGCCTCCTTATTAGGCCTCGTGGCCGGGGGTAATCAGCTTCGCGAACGGAATCATCTTCGCGTCGCTGTAGGCCAGCGCCCACTTGTTGCTCTGCCCGAGCTGCGCGTCGGTCGGGGAGACGACCGGGGAACCGCTCACCGTGGGCAGCGTGTAGCTGAAGCCGTTGGGATGGATGGTCTCGCGGAAGCGGTTGCCGAGGTACTCCATGCCGCCGCGCTTCAGCTCGTCGCGACCGAAGAAGACCGGATGGGCGACGGGCGCGTTCGCATGGCGGATTGCCCCAGCGCCGAACAGGTAGGTCGTGTAGGTCGCGGGGGTAGCGTTATCACCCGAGCCGCTCGCAGCCGTCTTCGGAACACCGTCGTCGATGATGCTGGTGATGCCGTTCACCGTGTAGATGTTCAGGTCACGGGTCACGCCGCTCGGATCGGTGTACTTCAGGTACTCGACGCGCTCCAAGTCCTCGAAGGACTGCGCAACGGCAGAGTGCATGATTGCCAGCGACACCATGTTCTTGTGCTCGCCCCAGATTTCCTGGCACGTGTCGGAGAGCGTGGTAGCGCCGACGACATTCTTCGTCACGACATGCGAGGACATGGCGCTGATGCCCAGCACGGCCTCGGTGATGGCGATGAGGCGTGCCTGACGCTTGTTCTGCCAGTACTTCGCCATGCGGGCCGCGATGGCCGCGAGCGGGTTCGCGGTCGTGAAATCGGCCACGAAGTCATCGGCGAACCAACCGTGGGCACGACCGTAGACGACACCCGACTGGTGGGCTGCGCCCATCGTGTCGAGCGTGATATCGGTCTTGCCGTCGTAGTTGTCGTCTTCGTCATCGGCAAGGTTGCCGTAGAAGGGGATGGTGTACACGTTGCCGCCGCCCGCGATGAGGTTGGCGATGTAGCCGTCCTCGACCATCGCGCCGCTCGCGAGCATGGCGTTGGTAACGAGGTCGGGCTGGTTCTCGAGATGCGCGGCGAAAATCTCCTCGTCGAAGGGGATTGTGAAATCGCCCAAAGTGATTGTTCCAGGCATTTTGAATTCTCCTTACCCTATTTCAGCTCCGAGAGAATGTCCGGGTTGGCTTCCTTCAAAGCCAGCTGCTCCTTGTAGTCGAGCGCAAGGAATTCCTTCATCGTCTTGGGAACGCCGGGGTTGCCGTCGGCACCGTCGCCCAACTTCGGATTCTCCTTCAGTAGGGCGGCTTTGGTCTCCTTGGCAACGGCTTCGCGCTGCTTCGTGACCGTATCGACGATGCGCTGCGCACGCGCCTTGGTCTGCTCAACGTCGTCACTCGTGACCTGCTCGACCAGCTCCGCGATTTCCTCTTCCTCGAAGCAACCCGCCTGCACGAAGATTTCCTTCGCGTCAAGCCCGTTGGACTTCAAGTTGAACTCTCGCTCCCGATCGTCAGCGGCCTTCTCGCGTGCGGCGATGCGCTCCTCGGCGGTCATGCCCTCTTCGAGCTTCGCGTTGGCCTCGTCGAGCTGGGTCTTGTATCCAGCCGCGTCTGCCTGCGAAGCCGCAAGGGCACTCTGCGCCTCGTCGCGCTCCGATTCGGCATCTTTCAACTGCTTCTTGACGGGGTTAAGCTCCTCGCCGAACTTGTTCAGGATGCCGTCGATTTGCTCCTCGGTCGCGTCGGGAAACAGCTCCTTGACCTCTTCTCTCTTCATTTCTTCCTGCCTTTCCGTCTACGCCGCTTGGTAACGCGGTCGGCACCGCACGGATTCGAATGCCACTTGACGCAGTGGCCGCTTATGCGTTCGCGGCCTTGGCCGCGTTGTCGCCTTCCGGCTCCGGGACACCGGCTTGGGAGCCGATGCCGTCTTCTCCGTCCTCCTGCTGGCCTGCCTGTTGCTCGAATCGCTCGCGGTTCTCCTCCACGTAATCGCGGGATTGCAGGTAAGCCGCCTCGGGGTCTGTGAACAGGCCGCACGCCTGGAACGCAAGCTCTGGGTGGATGCCCGATTGCGAGAGCATGGTGGTTAGCACTTGCGCCTTGACCAGGATGTTCTCGTAGTTCCGGCGGTTGAAAGCCAGCTCGATATCGCGAATGCGCAGGTCAAGCTCGGTTTCGCCTGACTGCTCGCAGATGTTGAGGACGATTCTCAGGAAGTCCCGCTCGCTCCTCTTGAACTGCAGCTCGTAGCTCTTGGCATGGGATTCGGCCAACGTCCAACCGTCGCGCAGGAGAACCGCAGCGCCCGTGTCGGAAGTGGAGCCGCCCTGCCCGTTCCTGTTCGGCATGCCGCAGATGTTCACTACCGACTGGTAGAGGTCTTCCTTCGTGACCTGCGTGGCGCTCTGGTCTAGATCGCAGGTGATGTAGTCAACATCGGCGTTGCCCACAGCGCCCTCGGTGGTCGTGACCTCGACCGCGCCCAGCTTGAGCATCTTGACGAACGTGGTCTCGTCGATTGCGCAGTTGACGAACTTCATCAGCGCTTGAACCGTCTGCTCGATGCCGTCCAAGCGATTGGATTCGACCGCGTTGATGGCATCCAGCAGGGCGAGAACCGGCTCGAACACGCCCATGCGGGCGTTGTTGAGCTTGTATTCCACGATGGGGATGGCGCCGTAAGTGTGCGGCTTGGCCGAAGTAATCTCGCCGTTGACGATGCGGAAGTAATCGGTCTTGCTGTAGCAGCTGTAGGCCACGTTGCCGGTCTCGGCCTCGCGCCCGACCCATACGGCCATGAGCGGCCTGTGGTGGTACTTGCTCGAATAGACGACGAAGGTGTTGCGCGGGTCGAGCGTGTGAATCTCGAACGGTGCGCCGCCTTCCTCTAAATCGTCCTCGGTATCGACCTCGGCCATGCGGTAGCCTATGCCGCAGACGCACATCCACTCGAACAGGTCGCGGTCGCACGAAGCCTTGTCCTCGGCGAACATGAGCGTGTTCAGCTCGTTCACGTCGGCCAGCTTCGGGTTGTCGGCAACCTTGTCGTCGCCCTCGCCGTCGTACGTGCGGCACGTGTACTGCAAAGGCTCGGCCAGCTGGTAGCCTATCTTGAACGCCACAATCTCCTGGGCGTGGTTCTCGACGACCTTGTTGTTGATTTCGGGGCGAACGTCCTTCTCGCGCTGCAAGATGGGCTGCTTGCCCCTGTAGTAGTTCCAGAGATAGCGGATTTGGCCGACGTTGAAGCCGTGTACGGGCACGGCGTTGTTGAGGATTTCGACGACGTTAGCCGCCGTGACCTCCTCGTAATCGCTGTAGATGCAGACACGCCCCAGGAAAAGGGGTTTGGCATCGCCCTTGCTGGACGAAGCAGTTTGCTGCGTTTCTGTGTTTTGCTCGTCGGCCAAAGCGATGCCTTTCCCCGGTAAACGAGACGGAGCAATCCGACCGTGGCGCGTAGGGGAACGCGCCTGCCGCCAGAGGGTGTGCGGCCACGGCCGGGTGCCCGACAGCGGAGAGGTTCCGCCTGGGGATGATTTACCTCGTGGCGGGAAGGCTGGGCAAGCGTTTCCGCTTTGCTCCGTTTTAATCTGGTTTCGTCCGCTTTAGCAGGGGCGCTTGACCGCTTTCACGACCGCTCCCCGCATCGAGGTCGCGAGGCGCTTGAGCATGCTCATGGCATCGGGCGCGTCGTCGTGCTTGTTCTTGCCCTCGGTGGTGTAGTGGGTGAACATCGACATGAAGCGCTTGTAATCGGCATCGGGCGGCTCGTTCAGGAACAGGCAGTGCTCCTTTATCCACAGCGAATCGACGAGTATGCGCGTCTCCTTGTTCTGGGTGCTGAACACCTTGCGCATGTCTATCGAATGGCCCTGCTCGTCGCACGCCTTCTTCACGTCATCTGCCACGCGCCCGCCCGCGCTGTTGCTCTCGAAGCGGGCTATGCCGACGTTGTTGCGCACCAACGCTCTGGCAATCCTCGGCTCCACGACCTCGGGAAGCCCGTTGTCGCAGATGACGCTGTGGATGTAGTACTTGTCGCCGTACATGTAGGCGATGACGAGAACGGCGTAGTCCTTGCCCTTGTCCTTGGTGTCGCAGGCTGCGATAACGCCGTCAGGCTCGCCCTCGGGCAGCTCGTCGTAGAACAGGAGGTTGTCACGCGAGAACATCAGACCGCCAATCCACTCGGGAGCGCCCATGTACTTCGCCATCCAGGAATCGCCCTCGCCCGCATCCACGAGCGATTCGCGCATGTCCTCGTAGTATGCCGTGGAGAATCCCAGCCCGTAAAGGTAATCGAAATTGGTCTCGCCGTCGTCGCCGAGCGCGGGCATGACGGTGAAGCGGTAGCGCGGATTGCCCTCGTACTGCTCCTCGATGCGACCGATGGGGTCGTTGGGAACCCAGCGCGTAGCCACGAACAGCTGCTTCGCACCGTCGTTCATGCGGTCTTTGAGCTGGTTCAGGTAGATTTGGTAGAGCTTGTCCATACGGTCAACGTTAAGCGCCTCCTCGCGGTCGGATACGAGGTCGTCGCAGTAGAGCAGAGCGCCCTTGCCGACCTCGACCGCGCCCGTCAGCGTACCGTCAGCCGAGCGGCACGTGAGCGTCGGGAAGCGCCCCTTGCGCTTCAGGTGAATCGTCTCGTCGGCCATCGACTTATCGACCAGCTTGGCATCGGGGAACACCTCCGCGAAGCGGTACTGGGAATCTGTGATGATGGAGAGCGCCTCCATGTGGAAGCCCTTGGTGAGCTTGTCGGAATGGCCGCTCATGACGTTGGCCCTCAACGGATCGTTGCCCATGACGAAGGTGAGGAAGAAGATGCACATGGTAGATTTGCCCGTCCTGGGCGGCATCGAAATGGAAAGGAAATCGAGCAGGTCGTCGTAAAGGTCTTGCAGGTCGCGCACGAGCGGCAGCAGGACATGGCGGCGAGGCCTGTAGAACTGCTTGTCCGGCTCGCGGTTCCATTCCATGAAGAGCATGTAGCTGTCGAAATCGACCGGCGCGTTGAGGCGCAAGACCTCCTCGACGAAGCGCATCAGCCGTTCTGCCGTCGCAATGTCCCCGCCGCATTCGACCACCTTGCGCTCGGCAATCGAGCGCAGGCACCTGGAATACGCCCTGCACTCCCTCGGTCGCTCCTCCATGAACCCCGGCAGCAGCGCAAGAGCGTCCTCGAACGGCTCAGCCGAGCCGGACGATTCCGCTATTCTGATAATCTCGTCCAAGACGAGCTGGTTTTCCATATCGAACACCTCCGAAACAAGAAAAGGCCCCGCCATCGCTGGCGAAACCTCTCCCGTGCCGGATGCGCCCGATTTCCCCTAAGAGCGCCCGTTAAAGCTCTATCGTTGCGGCCTTCCCGTAACCCTCGCCGCCCTCGAAGTCCTTGACGAACTTCCTCAACGTCTGCTTAGCGCTGCCGAGCTGGTTGTCGTCTGGCCTGAACGAGAACACCAGGCATTTCGGCCCGTCGCTCTCGTAGGTGAAGACCGCGAAGTACTCCCGGCGCGTCAACGTCTTGGTCGTGCCCAGGCTCGCGCCGACCACCGCCCCGACCACGCCGAAACCCAGCCCCCCGAGCGCCGCCATGCCCGCGTTTGGCTTCACGGCCTGCTCGAGCTGGGTTCGGGTCATCTTCTCGATGCCCGTGACCTTCGATTTCGGCAGCTCGAAACGCGCGCCCGCCGATTCGATCACGAACCTGTCGGGGCGCATGTCGATGAAGCATTTCGCGCCCTCGGCGACCGGCAGACCCGCGACGTGCTCGCACCTGAACGGCTTAGCCTGCCTGGCGTTGCCGCCCGAGAGCGCCCATTTCGCGTACACCCCATCGCACTTGAAACTGTAATCACCCACGCCCGCTCCTTCCGAAATCGACGTGTATTATACGCCCGCCGACCGACGGGACGGCTCCCTCGGGTGCCTCAAGCAGCTGGAAGTAGCCGCACCTGTCGCACACCTCCACGGCCATACCGGGCTGCGGGATGGGCGTAGGCTCCACCCTCAGCGTGCCGCGCAGGCAGTCCGGGCAAACGCGCTTCCGCTTCGCGAGCGATTCGAAATACGGGCTAAGCAACCTCCAACGCCCCCTTCCTGCGCCTGAACGTGGCATCGGACACGCCCAGCCTCCTCGCGGCCTCGCGACCGCTGATCTCGCCCGCATCGACCTTGCCGCACAGCTCCCTAAGCTCGCCCTCGTCGATGACCGCCCTGGGCCTGCCCTCGCGGTAGCCCCCGCGCTGGCGTGCGACGGCCTTGCCCTCCGACAAACGCTCAACGATCATGTCCCGCTCGAACTCTGCCATGGCGAACATGACGGTGAGCATCATGCGGCCAACGGGTGTGTCCTCGACCAGCCCCATGTTGAGCACGCGCACTGACACGCCCCGGTCAACCA